TTCCACTTCGATTGCTCTGAACTGATGTAATCATTGGAATGATTGGCTTTCCATCAATCAACATTTCTTTTTGAATGCATTTCTTAAACTTGTCAACCATTTCCCCGACTACCTGCCATTCATTCTTGTCACTTTTTTCTGATGTAGTTTTAATATAATCAAAGCTAAAAATCATCTTGTTGCCTCTTCCAACCTGAGAAAAGTAAAATCTTTTTAAAGTATTGATCATTGCATCAACATCCATGCCGCCAACATTGTAATAAAAGAACTTCATCTTCTTTACCTTTGGCCAAACAGACCTAACCTTTTCAACTACCGCTTCTCCACACTGCCTCCACTGCCCACTCTCTAGCAAATGCATCGGGACTCCAGATAACGCTGTACATTGGCGCATCATCAATTCTTCCCTGCTCATTTCTCCGTTATCAAAGTGAAGGACTGGTATATCGTATTGCGCAGCAACCTTAGTTGAATAGTCCATGCAAAACTGAGTTTTACCAACTCCAGATCTTGCGACAATAACAGTTATATTACCTGGACGAAGTAAAGATCCATAAATATCATTCACCTTCTTATGTGGACCCATTAAGCCAAATTCTTTAATTGGATTATTTCCACGATCTTCAATAATGAATTCCATATCGTCATAAATGTTTTCTGGAATGTCGGCTCCAATTTCATAATGATTAATTTTGGAATTATATATTTTATCAGCAGTATTAACAATATCCAGATAAGAACTTTCTGGAGCCATTGTTTTCATTTTCCTACCAACATCTATAGAGGATTCATAGATCTCTCTTCGAATTGTGTACTTTTTAAGTTCCTTTGCGGCTTTAACTGTGCTTGATTCGGAAACTTTCCTCATGCCCAATGAGCGTATATAGTCAGCTACATTGATATTATCCTCAAAAGATAAGCCTAGAGATTGAATTCTCTGGGCAATAATTACGTCATCAACATCTTCAGCATTCTCAATTGCTTGTTTGATCACAGTGAAGATGGTCTTGTTCAAGACTGAATCTTCAGAATAAAAATCTCTTTCACTGACAAAGGAACAGATGTCGATGAAAGAGTTAGGATTTTTAATCAATCCAGCTAAAAGCTGTTTTTCTAGTTCGTAAGAATAGATCATGTCAAATATTAACACGATCCATAAACTTGTCAATCATCTTCTTCACTATCCTCATTGTCGTTTCCTTCGAATGCATCTCCTTGAAATTCAATTCCATGAATATCTTGACTATCCCCGACAAAAATTTCTAAAAATTTTGTAAGAGCAAACTCAGTGGCTTGAGAATCAAATTTTTGTTTAATTTGACCATTGCCATCTTCATCTATATAACAAACAACATAACCTTTATTTTTATTTTCCGAACCAGTTAATTCGTACAAGGTATTTAAAAAGCTATCTGGAATTTCAAACTTATTAAATTTTACCTTTTTTTTGGCCATACTTTCATTTACACTATAAATAAACGCCTTGTTTTTCAAAAAATTCTTTATTTAAATCGTCTTTTGGATATATCTCAACAAGATTAATTTCATTAAGTTCGCAAAATTCTATTTTTTTAACATCTCGTTTAATTTGTTTTAAATAACTTCCCCTTGTATTATGAAAGAAAGGCACAAATTTAAAATGTTGCTCGCCTTGAACTTCAATTGCTATCTTCTTGTTTGCATTGTAAAAATCTAAAGAAAGTCTAGTTCCAGCAACTTTCATTTCCTCAAAAACTACATCGCCTTGCCAGTAAGCTTTTAAAAAAAGTTTAACATTTTGCTGAAGTTTACTTCTGCTTTTTCCTTCCCATTTAATTAAATATTTTTTTATATTTTTAACAATTCTTTCTTTACCGTCAAGCGTTTTGAATTTCATTTATAGAATTTTTAAAATAACTAATTAAAAATTTACAAAGATTAGAATTGTCTTCAATAAATTTAAATAAACTTTTTTCGCCAGAAAAATTTTCTGGGATCTCTACGCCAGTTTCTTTAACCAACTCTAAGAATTCTTCTGATGGTTTGACCCAAGCTCCACTTCTAGTCATGAATTCCCAAGCATATAAAAGATCCACAATTTCTTTCTCAATCCAGATTGAATTGCCATTTTTTCTTCCATATCTAATTGGATATGGAATTGTTAAATTTGTTTTTTCATTTGGCGATTTTTTAATGGTAACTTTTGCCCAATGACCAATTGGAGGATTTTTTTCAAGATCTATTTTTTTATTACTTGCATCTTGAAGAATCATGTCTCCATTAAATCTTGGTTCAAATTCTAAAATCCAATTTGCAAAATGCAGAAGTGCGTTGCCACCAGTTGCAGTAGTTTGTCTAATTGGAGCTTTGGAATATGGATCTAGCTTAATATCCGCCCGTACTTGCGATATAAAGACCGCCATATGCCCTCTCTTTGCTAAAGCGATAGACATGCGCTTCATGAAGTTGGCGGCGATTACGGCCCCTCCAGCAACTTTATTTGAATCTTCAAAAGTTTTGTCTAAATCGCATTTGGAAATGAGTCCATCTACAGCATCAAGCAGAAAATAATATTTAATATCCTCTTGATTGTTTGCAACCAAAGATCTCATTGCGTCCACAACAGTTTCATAAATATTGCTTTCAAAAACAAAACAAGTTCCAGTATTCCAATTATCAGCATCGGAAACAAATGGAACGCCAGATCTTTCTTTCATTTCTGGAGAAAGCCTTCCTTCAGCTTTAATGTAAAAACCTTTGGCGTTTGGAATCGCCTTTAAAAAATTCTTCATCACCTCAAGAGCTTGAGATGTTTTACCACCCTCGTTAATGCCGCAGAACCTATGAAGACCTGGACCAAAACCGCCATTCATATGAAGATCTAATTGAAGAGATCCACTAGAGACCTTGTAATTAAAATCTTCTTCAAAATTGAAGTGACTGTCTTTATTTGTCTTTAAGAAATTCGAAAGAATTTCGTTTGAAGTGATGATTTTTTCGTCTTTTTTAGCCATTTAGAAAGTCTCTAATTGTTTTAATTTTCTTTTTTACAGTTAAATCTTCGCCATGCTTGATGGCATCCACTTTATAAACCTCGTACTTAGAATAATCAATCTCGTAGTTGAAATTTTTAAACTTTCTATCAAGTTCAATCTTGAAAGCGTCACATATAATGATCGCCATGCTGTCAAATTTTTTAGTAAAATTAAGTTTAAAAACAAATTCTTCTGAATATCTTTCTATTAAAGAATTCAGCATCTTCATTTCGCGAGAATAAAAATCCCTAGATGCGGATCTAGGGATTTCTAAGAACTTCTTAAGCAAATTTCTTTTATTCAATTTTTTTGCCATGAGGCACTATATCACGATCTTAAATCATTGTCTACCATTTTCTCAACTAATTTTTGAAACGATGTTTCTGGTTGCCATTTAAGTTCTTCTCTTGCTGGTGTTGAATCTCCTAAAAGCAAATCAACTTCTGCAGGTCTATAGAATTGAGGATCTATTTCCATTAAAATATTGCTTTTAATATCCGAAACATCATGCACATAATTTGGTACAATATATTTTTTATTCTTTCCATCGCCAATCCATTCACCATCAATTTTTGCATGTTTGAATGCTAGTTCAACAAACTCTTTAATTGTATGAGTTTCATTTGAAGAGAGGACATAGTCTTTGGGCTTTTCTTGATTTAGCATTAACCATACTCCACGAACAAAATCTTCAGCATCACTCCAATCTCTTTGTGACAAAATATTGCCAAGTCTCAATGGTTCAAATGTTTTTCCTTCTTTTATTGCTTTTGTTATCCTAGCAACATTTTTTGTAATTTTTCTTGTTACAAACTCTTCTCCTCTTCGAATACCTTCGTGATTAAATAAGATTCCTTGAACCGCAAAAATATTATAAGACTCTCTGTATACTTTTACTAAATGATGAGCGGTACATTTCGAAACTCCATATGGAGATCTTGGCTTAAATGGATGCTTGATGTCTTGCGGGGCATAATCCACATCTCCAAATTGCTCTGAACTTCCAGCGTTATAAAATTTAGTTTCTGGATTAATGTTTTTAATTGCCTCAAGACAATAAAGCACACCCATCGCATTTGTTTGCATATGATTAATTGGCATTTTCCAACTGTTACCAACAAAAGAATTTGCTGCAAAATTAATAAAATAATCTGGAAATATTTCCGCAAAAACATTATTAATGCTTTCTTGATCTGTAATATCCATTTCAACTAATTTAAATCTTGGATTTGATTTCAAATGTTGGATATTACAATGATTAGGTACGCTCAATCTTCTATGGGCACCATAAACTTCTATATCCCCATACTTACATAGAAGATACTCAGCCATTAAACTTCCATCTTGTCCAGTTACTCCTGTGATTAATACTTTTTTCATTTTTTGTAAAATTTTATTCCTGTATAGTCTATTTTCTCAATTTTTATTTCTGGAAAATTTATTAAAAATTCATCAACAGCTTTTTTGCATCCTTTCCAATGCCCATAATCATCAACTATAACTATGCCGTTTTTTGAGACCTTGCTAAAAAAATGCTCCAATTCAAATTTTGTACTTTCATACCAATCAGTATCTAGTCTTAAAATAGAAATTTTTTCTGGTATAAATTGCGTTTTTAAAATATCTCCTACATGATATTTTATAAAATCTTCTGGATATGAAGTTTTTGATTTTAAATTTTGCTTGACAGAATTTAAATCACATTTGCATATATAGTCAGGAATATTCTTTATTGATGAACCATTCAAATCAATATCGTATTCTGAATGCTGAGTCATTCCTTCAAAGGTGTCATATAAATGAACAGTTTTATTAAGTACATTTTTTTCTTCCAATCGCAGAATCATTGACAATATACTACCTCCTTTGTAAACTCCTATTTCAACAATATCTCCATCTATATTATTATCTATAATATGATCTACTGATTCTATATTAGCTAAAATTCTTTCTTTCCCTAATAAAGTTAAATTTTTAACTTTCTCAAAGATTTCGTCGTTTAAATTATTATTCATTTATAAAATAAAAAGTTTCCAAACCATCACATGTTGTTAGATTTAATTTTAAATTGTTCTGTGAAGCAAATTCATCTACTGCTTTTACTACACCAGAAAATCTGTGAGCGTTGTAATCATGTCCAGCTATAATGCCAGACTTTTTCACTTTATTTAAACATGCTTTTAATTCCGCTTTTGTTTGCTCATATTTATGACTAGTGTCTATGTATACAAAATCAAAAAAATTATCGGGAAATGCATTAAGAAAAGATACGGAATCTTTTTTTACTACCTCTATGCATTTTTCATTTTTAAATTTTTCAGAAACTGTTTTTTGCAATTCTTGTCCATCTTTGTATACAATATTATTGCCGCTCGTATCTCCAGAATTAATTTCACCTTCAAATAAATCAACTAGATAAAGTCTTTTAAATTTATTTGTACTCAATAGAATTTCAGAAAATGAACCTTCAAAAACGCCAAGTTCACACCCAACTATATCATTTTTTAAAATTAAACCTATTTCATTTCTTGATTGAATCATAAAATTTTTTCATTTTATAAAATTTAGAATGCATTTCATTTGAAAAACCACAAAAGTGATATAGTTTTTTAAATTCGTTATATGGATTTGCATCTGCAAACAATTGCGTTAGACTAGTTAAATCATAAGCTTGAGTTATATCAAAATTTATCTCCTTACTTAAAATAAAATTAAAACTAGACTGCTCTAGTCTAGCATCGCTATGAATATTTTGACTTATGTAAGGTTCAAAAGCGTCTCTTATTTTTTTTAAAAAAGAAATGTTCTTGAAACAAAATGTTCCAGCATTAAACCCATTTAACTGTTTTATTTTTTTAAGATGTTCTTCGCTGTGATTTTTATACAGAAACCATTCATTAGTCATTGGCAAACTTTCTACAACGCACGAATATTCTTTTTCAGAAAATAAATTATCTATTTCCCCAAAAAACAAAATATCAGAATCTAAATACACGTATTGATCGTAGCCGCTTGGAATATTTTTTGAATATTTTAAAAAACCAACATAGCAATTTTCTGAATCGTCAAAAATAACATCTTCATATTCTTTATATTCATGGTTGCTAGTTACAATTTTAAATTCAAAATTTAAATTACTAAAAGAAGATATCATCAACTTTATGCATTCTGTTGAATAAGGCTTAAAATCTGATACGGTATATAATAAAATTTTTTTCATCTTAAAAGAGATGGTATTTTACCCTTTTCAGTTCTTTGATTTACATGCCTTTTTGACCAAAAGCATTTTAATGAAAATTTTTTTATTGCATAATTTAATTGCCAATCTAATGGGGCTTCAATTTCGTGCATAAAGCTAAGTATTTTTTTAGCGCATTCATTTGTGATTAAATAACAATGAGCACATCTTCCCTGCATCCACTTTTCATGAACAATTTCGTGTGGGTAATTTTCTGGAATATCGTGACCAGTAAAAGAACCTAAAAATAACAAATCCCCATTTTGTTCGAAGAATAAATTTTTAACAGCATCTACGTATTTTAAAAATTCAAAATTTGGAATTTCAATATCGTCTTCAATTATGATTCCATGATTGTTTGAATCAGCAATCAAACTAATTGCTTTTAAATGTTTTAAATAGCAAGAAATTTCTGGATTGTTTAAATGCGTTTTGTTCGCACTATGAATAGAGTAAATAGTTTTTATGTTTTTTACTTCGCTGGAGTCTGGTAAAAAATCATCTACCCAATTTACATTTAATTTTTCTTTATTGAAAAATGGTAACAGATATTCTTTTCTGTCATTTGCTAGAGCATGATGTATGCAATAAAAATCAATCATAATTTTAATTTATGCTCTAAATATGGATAATCAAAATCTTCATCTTTCATATGTATTTTATGAGCTGGTGATTGTCCTCCACCTTCTACATACCAGTGTTCATTCCAGAATTCGTGATTTCTTTTTAATCTGGAATTTAAATCTACATATCCAAGATGAACTACAAATGGAGACTGATTGCTTTCGAGAATATTTATATCTTTAGTGATCCCAGCAGTTGATACAAAATTACCTTGATCGTCAACTAAGTCACATCCATCACTGAGCATGGTATTTATTGTTCCATCAGTTTTCCTAGCTCCCTTTTGAGGCGCTCTGTATGCAAGCCCTTTGTGTGCATATTGTTTATGATTTATAGATTTATAATGATTTAAATCTTTATAAAGATCAATAGATGGGATTGCATAACATTGCGCAGAATCAAATTTTAATCTAAAAAACATTGCATCCCAAAGTGGACGTTGCCACAATGGTATATATTCATCCAAGTCTAATTGAACTTTAAATTCACAATTGCATTCTTGGAGCGCTGCATTTTTAATTTTGCCATCAAGCCAAGGATCTTGATAGTCAAAACTTGTTTTTAAAAGAATGCTACTCTTAGCGTTTTCTTTTAAAATAGAAGATACTGTGTCGTGAGTATC